ATGACCCGGTAGCGTCGATCCATTCCAAGGCATAGAAGATCGCTCGCAGCCCCTTCTTTCTGGGGTAACGCCCACGAACCACACTGCAGGCACTAGCGCCCCTCGCTTCCAATTGCCCCCCCGTTACAGGTAAAATTGAGAAGGCGCAAATCGCCGTAATCAGCAGAGTGAAAGCCACACAATTTCAGATCGACTGTCAGTTTTCTGATCTCAACCTGGTAACACTTGAAATTTATATGCACACATGGAGTTTGTTGATGTCCACGGAAAAACTGTACGACGGTGTAGTTTTCACAACAGATGTTCTGAAAGTTGATGATCGGTCAGATAAAAAATATGAAAACCCACAAGAAATTCATAGCGACTGGCTTTTCTCTTTGTTTGGTACCACTTTTTCAGAAATTCTGAACTGCAAAATTTCGACCTTAACTGGCACAGAACCTAGCGATCCACTGAATCGTTTTAAATTCTACTCCGACTTCCAGCTTCCGTTCGACAGCTCCGGCTGGGCATCTGCGTTTCACTCAGATGAAGACGAAGCAGATTATATCGCAGAAGCCTTGAAACCTTACAAAAACCATCTCTTTTTCGGCTTTGAACTTTCTCCATTGCTGATAAATGCGTTAAACAAGGCCTCAATACATTACGTCGACCTGACACTTCACGCGATTCGTTTCTTGCCTGATTATGTGTTCGGCATGCGCACCAACGTTCCGGAGTTCCAAGAGCGGATTGCTGCCATGACAATCCCTCATGAGGATATTGTTTCGCATGCACGCATGTCTCTCGGACGTAGCGCGCGCGTCTTCCGTAATGTAACCGTTTCACCTGGTTCCGCAGTATTTCTAGGGCAAATTGACGTCGACTCTTCTTTGATTGACGGCAAAAAAATGATTACGCCGAAGGAAGTCATTGCCACGCTGATCGAACTCAAATCTTACTTCCCAAAAGTCTACTATAAGTTCCACCCTCACTTCAAAAACAGACAACCCTTTGAAGCTGAGTTAAAATCGCACAACATCAACATCTTGGATGTGAACATTTACGACTTGTTCGTCATGGATAAAAATATCACATTCTGTTCTATTTCCTCCGGCTCCCTGATCGAAGCAGAGCTTTTTGGGAAAACCACATTGCGTCTGAGTAAGACTCCGTCTTCGCAGGGAGTCAAACCGTCGGACGTACCACCGAGTGAACGCAGCACAACCTATCTACCTGTATCTGGAATCTCGCTCACGCCCGCATTTTGGCGCTACCTGTTCTCTGGTTCAGAGGAACAATTGAACCCAGGCGTCCCGCTTCCCTCCGACGCGATGAAGTTCATGATCAACCAGAAATGGGGACGGTAATCATGAATCAATTGGTTGTATACGACCTCACACGGTTAATTGCTCGCAGGAATGCAGAGACCCCAACTGGTATCGACCGCGTGGATCTAAGGTACGCGCTTGAACTGTTTAACGCTGAAGGTAAAGACGTAGCATTCGTCAGACAGGACGGCGTTCGATTAGTGCTGCTAGACGATGCGTCGAGCAGAGAGTTCATTCAAACCATCGCCAACCGATGGAATCACGGAGAGAAGGAAGTTCCTCCTTCAATTCCAGTTGATGCCTTAGAATAAATAAGCGGCCAATCCAATGACAGAAATTGCATCCCCCCTATTGGTCGCTCAAAACGATCAAGTAGCAAGCGAGCTTATGATTGTCGCCTGCCCACCAGACAAGCACGCCTTCATTTCAGCGCGACTGCCTTCCGTCAAAATTACTTTCGCCCCCCTCACCTGGCTGACAGGAAAATCAAATTTTCTTAAGGCTAATAAAAGCGTAGTAATATTGGTCCTCTCGAGGTATCTGACCAAAGAAGCCAATGACTGGTTTAAAGACTCTGGCATTTCCGCCGTACCCTATGACATCTTAACATTCAACAATGATAATTATCTTCGATTAGGAGACGACTCTCTTTGCAATACGCAGTTTATACTGGACGCTGAACACCTATCCCAACTGCAAATTGAGCTGTCAAAAAAGCAAACACGGCACAGTGGCTCTTCACTTCTAAAACTCCCCCAAGCAAACAAAACTCTGTTTATACTACAGAAAAAATTTGCCGACGTATCCAATCAATTGAACGAGTACAAAGATGAGAACCCGGCTTCCACCACGGTACTCATCAACAACTCAAAAAACAACACTTCAGACACTGCATTCGACTACGCATTCACCACTAAGCCAGGCTCAATCGTCGTAGATAGCTGCACAAAAGTTTTTGCAGAAAAGCTGGAAGACCTATTCTTCAACCCATTAAAGTTTGAAACGTTATCCTTCGTTGAAAATTTAAACTCAGGTCAAACGCTTAGCGATTTGCCGGAGCTATCTTACAACGACTTTATCGAACTTATAACCAAAACTCTACTACCGTTAAGTTCGAAAGACTTGATTGAGTCGTACTCAAGTCTACTTCCGTTACACAGAAACCAAAAATCTGAGCAACTGAAAAACACCAACCTGTCATCGCCCAGCGATCGTCGTGAAATTGACGATGAGGTTTTGAAGTACTGCAGCAGGCCTTTGGCGCGACTGATCAACTCTTACCCGCGCGGAAACTCCGTATACTTAAACACGTCTCATCACGGCATTTCAAACAAGGATGGCTTCTTTACCCTGAAAATGAAGCTTGGCTTGAAGTTCGCCTTTTATATCCATGACTTGATTCCGATAGACTTTCCCGAGTACGTACGCGCAAGCGGTTACAGCGACCATATAAAAAGAATGGACACCGTTTCATTCTGTGCGGATATGGTTATTGTCAACTCCGAAGCGACTAAAACTTCCTTTCTGTCCTGGTGCGAAAGCCAAGAGCTTCGGTTGCCGGAATGCGAGGTTGCCTACATTGGGGTTGAAGAAAGCTTCTTCGAGAGCCCTGCGGAAGAATTCTCTCCTGCGCTTGAGACGCTGGACCAACAAAGTTACTTCACGTACATCGGCACGATTGAACCACGCAAAAACCATCTCTTCCTGCTTCAAATCTGGAGGGACTGGATTTTGCGGGGCATCACACCTCCAAAGCTGGTCATTGTTGGAAAACGAGGCTGGGAAAATCAGAATGTTTTCAATTTTATTGACCAGTGTGAAGCCATAAAACCGTATGTTGTTGAGCTAAGCGATCTCAGTGACGCCGGGTTGAAACGGGTTATTCGTGGAGCAAAAGCAATGCTGTTCCCATCCTTCAGCGAAGGCTGGGGTATGCCACTGATTGAGACCCAGGCGATGGGAACACCAGTCATTTGCTCTGACATTCCCGTTTTCCACGAAGCCAGTTCGGCGTTGGCCACCTTCATTAACCCTCTCGACGCCATTACTTGGCAGAAAACAATCCTTGATTTCAGCGACCCGAGTAAAGACGTTCACGACGATGCAGTGAAGGCGCTGGGCAGCTATACCCCGCCGCGGTGGGAGGATCACTTCATCATCCTAGATGTACTGCTAGACAACCTTAAGTCGCGGGCTGCATAACAACTAAAGAAACAGCAAACTTTCGCAATTCTAGTTTTCGCGAAAGTTTGTCTGTTTCTGGCTTCCCCCCTAGCTCACACTGAGTCCCAACACAAGTAGCGAGGGCATGAAAAATCGGTGGATACTTCAGACCCTCCCTAAATAGCCCAAAGAGACGCTTGGCAGTTTTGGAAAACGCTTTTTCAGAAAGTTCGAGGGATATCTAACGATTCCTTGTTCTTAAACGTTTCTGGGATTGCTATCAACGCACGCCATCGATAACATCTCGCAAAATTCGCCAAACGCAGAGGGCGATTTCGATTATTAAGGAAGTAGAATGATCCTATCAGAAAAATTGAAACAAGATGGTTTTATTCCGAAAATCTTGACTTTTGGATCCTGTCTCTCAAGGTACACGGCTGACCGATTTTCCAATTTGTATGGTGCTTGGACCATCTCATCGATCTACCACAATCGTAGTGACCAATTCTGTCACTACCAAATAGATGGAAACCCCCAATTTAATTGGAGCCAGTTGCGAGACGATGTTCTTCGCGATATGGGATGTAACGACAAAAGTGGTGATGAAGACCCTGAGCAGATTATTCGCAATCAAGCACTATCGACCATGGGGCTGCACAATATCACCCCAGGACTCCCAGTTGGAAACATTAAGTCTGGAGCTCCGCTTCACGAAATCTTGGACCAGCAGGACGTTGACATTATCTTGATGGATAACCATATGGACTTGGGGGCTCGAATTTGGATGATGCAAGAAGCCGAAAAATCCTTTCCGTTTTTTATGCGTACTGATTATGTATCGAGTTTTAGAGATAAGTTCGAACTTGCTCCTTACCTTTCCGCGGAGCAGTCTGCGACAAATAATATTAGAATTGCGGCTTACCTAAAGAAGAGGCTGCCGAAAGCTAAAATTATTTTCTTGCACTTTCCTATTGACAAAGTAAGGGCGCAGGAAAGGCGTATCAACACAACTTGGGAGTTTGTTGAGGCGCTGGACACCGATATAATGAGTGTCGTGAACCCTTTCTATGTAAATGATGCTTATCATACTAATAGCGCAAGCCACTTTAAGCCGGAGCTTTATTTTGCCCTGGCAGGAAGTGTAAGGGCATTGATTTCAGAATAAATCTTTATGTAGGAAGCTTAGCTTGAAATTAAATAAACCGCTCATGTGTTTCGGGCTACAAATACCGCCAATACTGGAGGTTCTTACTTTCAGGCTAGGCAAAAATTGTAGAGAGCCTGACATCGCTGGGTTTGAATAGTTTGTTAATTTTGATTGCTGATAATTCTCGAAATTTGATTGTCGGAAAACTCACATATTGTTAGATGCTTAGCAATTCCTTGGTGGTCGCAAGAAAGTCTACTGGTCTCAAGTGGTGGTTGGCAAACTTACACATAGGGTAGAGTTTTATGATGGTTACCCTTTGGATAAGTTTGCCGCTTAGGTACCATCAGGAAAACCCCTATAGTAAGCATCAGGGCTAACCTGTAGCTCGGTGATTTCCCGATCACACCAGCACCTGCAACGCGCGGTCATACAGCGCCTTGCGTTCGTCGGCACCATGCGGCAACCGTCCAGGTTTGCCGGTGTTGATGACGCTACCGATGTCTTGGAAACGGCCAGCATCAGCAAGTTCGTTCAGATCGTGGTTCGCCCACCACCAGCCGGCGGACATCGCCGCGTGCTCCGGCTGCTCGAGCAACTCGGGTTGATTGATTAGGTCCAGGCCCAGCGCTGCAGCGCACGGGGTGTAGTTCACGAGGCCGGTGATCTGGATCAGGCCACGACCTCGGTACAACCAACCGTCGCCCGGCTTCTTGTTACCGAGATTCTTCGCGCCCCAGGTACCGCCGTAGACACAGTTGGCTATTGCTTGATGATTGGCCGCTCGCCCTGCGGCGCGACCATAGGCTTTGGCATCCGCCTCACGGATTCGTTCACGATTGAATTTCACCATCAGGGCCTCAACGCTGTAGTTCAGGTTCTCGACCAGGTTGCGCAACTGACCTGACTCGTGACCGACTTGCGCCAGAAATGCCGACTGACGCACGGGGCTGTCGATTTTGTAGCGGGACATGGTCCGGTTCAGTGCAGGCAAAAAAATTCCCGCGACTGGGCGGGAATTGGGGAGGAGCTGCAGCAACTGCTGGTCGGTGATCGGCATATTCTCTCCGGTAAAAAAATCCTGAGGTTGGGCGGATATAGCGGAAACCCTGACTCGTAGATGTTGACGACTTCAGATAGACTGGCGGGCTAGAGAGCTGCGCCATGAGTCGCAATCCAAGGCGCTCACTTTCGAGCGGAACATCATTTATTAGTCAGGAAAGCTAGATGTTAGAAGATGTTTGCAATGAGTTGGATTACGATCAGGTCGTCGAAAAATATCAGATCAATATTCTCGGGGAGAATATTGTCTATATAAAAAGAAGCAAACCTTCAAAAACGCTTTTGATAGCAATGGCAACATTAAAGAACAATGGAGTATACGCAGGACTATTGAGTTACTACCGTCATTTCCCAGGTGATATCGTTTGTATAACAGACCCGACAAACAGTTATTACCTAAGGAAGGATGGCGGCTCCCACATCAAGGCAGTTATCGCTAAAGCCATGGAAGGATACGCCCCGGAAAACGTGGTGTTTTTCGGTGCCTCCATGTCGGGATACGCCGCTATTGATTTGGCGCTGCATTTCAATGCCAACGCTGTCACCAACAACCCACAACTAAACTTTGACGTGAGCCGACCTCATGCATGGAGTGAGTTGCGCGTCATCTTTGACGCTATACCGAACAAATACAACATCGATGATCTGCCATACCAGTCAAGGGGCTCTGTAATTTGCGCATTCATTGGGCAGCACCCAATGGACATTGCAAACCGCGACATTCTTCTTTCCATGTGCGGGAAAATTCAAGGCATTGGGCTAATACTAGCCAACCTTTTTGATACAGAGCACAAGTATTATTATGAGGGCATCAAGGGATTCAATACTATGGTGGACGCTGTTTTGACACAGCGCGCCATGCTCGGAAGGATTCATATCAAATTCCCGTATACCGCCTGATCACAAGGCAGAAGTGGCGCCAATCCCCGGCGCCACCTAATGTTGTAAGCACCCTCTGATCCGCCCAATTCACGCCAACTCAAGCGCAGCCAGACGCTCCTCAAGGCCCCTTATTGTTCTCTGCATTAGATCTCTCTCAAGATCAGCGCGTCTTTTGTCTCTTCGCAGTAGAGCCGCATCCAGCGCCAGCGCCTCATGGTATCGGACCCCGTACCGGTCACCCGCCGGCGTCAGCAGGCGCAGTTCTCCGGTTTCATATTCTTCCTGCCGCGGGGTGTAGGTGACGATAGGCGCACCCAGTTCCCCGTCCTCCCCTATTTCCCCCTCCTCAGTGTGCTCGTCGTATACGGTGCGCAACGCGGTTTCCGGCACGTATTCGTCGCCCCATTCGTCGTAGCACAAGATCCCGTAAGCGAACGGATCAAGGCCAGCCGCGGAGAAGACCTGCTCCACCCGCTGCGCCATCACCCCAAAGTGAATCCGGGCATCGGCACCTTTGGCGTCGACCATGTCGGCAAACTTGAACTGCATGTATTCAACTTGCTCCCATGCATCCAAGACCCGATCATCGACGGGCAGCTTCTCGGTTTTTAGCCGCTCGTCCGACACCGACACCGCACCCGAATCAGTGAACACGTTGTTGAAATGCCCATTAGGCACCTTGGCCGTGGTGGAACCAATGGCGTCACTCAAGAACAGTTTGCGGAATTTGCTAGCCTCGGTACCGAGATCGGGCACGCCCGAGGAACCGGGATAGAGCGACCCATCCGCCTGCGACATCTGCATGACAGTGCTGGATTCATACACAAATTGCAGGCGGTTAGAGGCCCCCGCGGATGGCCGAAAGTGCCACGTTCCGACGGTATTTTGCAGGCGAAGCGCGGGCTCCGCGCCGGCGGTGCTGGTCTGCAAACGCAGATCAGCGTTGGTCGTTCCGAGGTAGTGAATGCTCGACGCCGGTGCCGTCGTTCCGCCCAAGCCAACGCGCATATTGGACGCCGAGAAGCGCGCCATCCGGGCGAAAGCCGGCGTGACCAGCTCGATATACTCAGCCCCCTCCAGACCTTTCGCCACAAACTGCATGCCGACATTGTAGCGGCGGCGGGTCTCGATGGAACTGATCCAGTGGCCCTGGGCGTTCCAGAGCATGGTATCGGGCATGAAATACTTGTTGGTGCCCGGATGCCGGCCGAGCGTGCTACTTTGGAACGGCTTCAGATCGACCGAGCCATCGCCCATCGAGCCAGAATTATCCCAGCTCACGCCGCCCGTGGCACCAGCCGGGTACGCGCCGTGCGCGTTGGCGTCGTCGATGGGCGCCGAGGCAATCATCCGCGCGCCTTTGGCGGTGCCCACCATGCCGACAAAACCCTGCCCCTCGGCGTCGCAGCCTTTGAACGAAATGTGCAGGGTGTCTTTGAGGAAGCCGATCACGTCCACATCGAACAGGTGGATATTCCCAAATTCGATATGCCGCAAAGGGTTGCCGCTGATTTCGAAGCAGCCGCCTGGGTTCGCGGTTGGCGTATCCAATGCGGTGTCATACGGCCGGCGGTTGGTGAAGTGGTTCATGCCGGTGATGCTGCCATTGCTGATCGAGGAGATCGCAAAGCCGGGGTGCGTGCCGAAGAAACACTCCTTACCGACCGAGGACAGCGCGCTCGGCGTCACCGAAAACCCGGTCAGCACGATCATGCCGCCGACGACGCTGGTGGCGGTATAGGTGCACGGCGTATTGCCCAGCCAGACCTTGCCGCTGCGCGGTACCGTGTGCGAGGCGTTCCACGGCACCGACACGGTAGTAGCGTCAATCGCCGTGATGCGGTGCACGTCGTTGCTGCGAATCGAAAGACCGTAGAAGCCCTGAAAGAAAATGTCATCGTCGTGGAACACGCAGCCGCTATACCAACGCGCGTCATCGTAGTTCGAGGCGATAATCGCCCGCGCCGCCATGCGCCAGTAACCGACCACCTGAACACCTTGCAGCCCGGTGTCCATCTTGTTGTAGGTCAGCACGCCGATGTCGTAGTTATCACCGAAGCCGTTGTAAGACGCGGTGTACTCCGGGAAATCCGGCAACAACTCGACCGAGTTGTAGCCATCCACGCCGTTGTAGTTGAGTTGCACTCGGCAATTTACCAGGTGCGCATCATTGCCGAGGGACACGGCCACGCGCAGGTTTTTCGGCGTGGCCGGATCGGCGCCGGTCGAGTCGCCGTTGGTGAAGTCGAGCAAGGAATAGTTCTGGTTCCCGGCGAACCCTTCCGGCGCATCGTTAGGGATCACCCCACCCGCCACCCGCATGTTCGACACGTTCACCACTTGTACGGTGTCGGTCGGGGTGCCACAGAACAGCAGGGTGGTGCCGACTTCCATTTTGCGCGGGCGCCACGACGCCTTGACGTCCCAGTGGTCACGCCCGGCACCCTCAAAGGTAAGGCCATCCGGGATGCGCAAGTGGTCATTCTGGAAGGAGTACACGTTGTTGAAGCCATAAAGCTTCGACTTCTTTCGCACCGCGCAGGCCAGGAAGGCGCGGCGCCAGGCATCGCCGTTGCTGGCCGTCAGGTCGCCCCCGACGGCGCCGAAATCTTCGACGAAGATGGCATCGCGGTTCAGCAGCGCTTGGTACAACCCGGCGGTGATTTCCAACGACCGCCGCGCCTGTTTGGCCAGCGAAGGAACCGGACCGGACTCGGTCACCACATCTGTTTGGTCATCACCGTGGACATAGACGTGCTGCTTTCCAGAAGCGGCATTCGCGCGCGCAGCCGCCTCCGACAGCTGGCCGGCATAGGCCTCCAGCGCTGAAATATCAGTCATTCACTTTTCTCCGGGCACAAAAAACCCGCCGAAGCGGGTTGGTGTGAAACTTATGAATTTGCAGATCAGTAACCGGGCGCTCGACCAATCGCGCGCCAATGCACGGTGACCGCCATCAGGTTCGTATCGTTGAACAACTGATACTGCGTGGCGCTGCTGGCGAACGCCCCGGCGCTGTTGCCGTCACCGTCGACCGAGTTGGTCACGATCTTGTTGCCAAAGCAGTTGTAGACCTCGGCAAACGGCGTCGGGAAGTTGATCGGCGCCGTCGTGGTATCCGCCGGGCAAACGCCAGCCCCCCACTGCTCGAGCAGCCCGGTGGCTTTGTCCAGGCGCCAACCGTTGGCGGCCATCAACGCGGTGTTTTTGTCTTGTTTGGTGGCCAACGTGGCATTGATCGTCGTCACCAAGCCATCGACGGCCGCCTTAGTGTACGCGTCGCCGATGCCATAGCCGGCCAGGGTGATAGCGTTATTGGCTTTGCCGGCCAGCAGACCATCTACGGCCGCCTTGGTGTACGCGTCGCCGATACCATAGGCCGCCAAGGTGATGCCCCAATTAGCCTTGGCCGCTACCAACGTGTCCGTTTGCGCCTTGGTGTAGGCATCGCCAATGCCATAACCGGCCAGCGTGGTGGCCTTCACCGCCAAATTGGCCACGAGTTGACGCGCGGCCTTGAGCAATTGCTCGTTATCCAGGGCGTCCAAGGCCGGCAGGTAGGCCAAAATAAAGTTGGCCAGTTCCGCCTGCAGCGCATTCAACCATTCCGCCGTCAGCGGCGTCGGGGCCACCCCGCCCACCGCACTGCCATAACGGAACTCCCCCAGCGGGGTGACCAGGTCCGTCGACTCTGAAATTTTCTGCATGTCACAAGTCCTCGAGGCCGGCGATAGCCTCCGGCGTCACGTAATGAATGGCGTTGAACAACGAATCCGCCGCCTGGGCGATGGTGTCCACCTGGGCCCGGCCAAAGGCCAACACCACGTCGGTGTACTCCGGCGACTCCAGCTGCAGGCGACAATCGAGGGTGGCCGCGGCCGCCGTGCCGTAGGCCTCAATGGGCGCCGAGGCGATCCAGCTCCAGGGCCAGCCCGCGCCATAGAGAAAATCGCCGGCCTGGGTCGGGCCCACCCGCGCCGGGCGAAACTCCTCAATGTTGATCACGATCCCCAGGCGCTGGGCGATCCGCTGGTAATAGCTGCGCTGCGGGGCACCCGTGGCGGTGAGTTTGTCGAGCACCGCTTGCCGGCGCTCTTCCAGGGTCTGCGAGCCCGGTACGGTGCAGACGTCAGGCAAGCCGAGATAACCCTCCCAGTCCGGCAGCAAGGCCGTGGCCGTGGCCGGATTCAACTCCAACAACAACGCCGCATCCTGACCGTCAATCCGCGCCAGCTCGGGGGCCAGCGCCGCCATCAACGCCGCCACATCCGGCTGCAACTCAAAGTTGAAGGCCGGGCCGGGCGGCAGCAACTGGCGCAGCTTTTGGAAGTAGTCTTCCTCGCTCAAGCCCATGTGATAGCCCCCAACACCGCCGTCTGATTCAACGCCACCACCACATCACTGACGGGCGCCAACAACAGGTGATCGGTTTCCCCCGGCGTCCCGCTGATCGCGGCCCGAATATGCGAAATAGGGATGGTCGAACCCGACCCGCCGCCATCCCGGATCAGCCCCCTGAGCGCGGTGGTGACCGCGACGCGCAGGGCGTTGCTGTCGGGGATCAGGCGGATGCTAAAATTGACCGGCAAGGGGACCGAGGCCAGGACGTACACTTCGGCCGTGACCGGGCGCTTACTGTCCAGATGCACCTGCATCGCGGCGACCTGCGCCGGCGTGGGGATAATGTCCGCATCCCCATCGCGCACAAACACCAGACCGAAGGTGCCCGGCCCCATCCAGCGCGGCAAGGCCCAGGCCCGCGTGACGCCTGGCACCTCCAACGCCCACTCGACAAAATCGGCACCGCTGCCCACCTTGCTCGGATTCTTGAACGCCGCGCGAACCCGCGCGCGAAGTGCCTCCAGGCTCTCCTCATCGGTGCCACCGACAATGCCATCCGCCCCAATCAGGGCCTCCGAGTTGACCCCCAACACCGGCGACACGGCGGTCAGGGTGCCGGCCTCGATGTTGCCCAGGGCGCCGACGTCTTCGGCAACCACCGTTAGACTGGCTGCACCAGCGACCAGCGTGGCGGTTTGCGCCACCACGTAGCGCCGGCCATCCTCGGACTGGTAGAGCTGGCCCACGTCCACCAGGGCGCCGCTCGAACCCGTCACCAGCGCCAGGCCGCTGGCCGCTACCGCCGGCGTGCGGCCCTCGTCCAGGCGCCATTCCGCCCAGCGCAACAGCATTTCCTCATCGCAGGTCGCCGGGTTGGACTGCTTGGAAATCCAGTCTTGATAACCGTACAGCTCGAAGGCGGTGCCGCTGAGCGCCCGCGCCGCCACCTTGGCATCGGCACGGCGCAGGGCATCCGGGGCATTGCGCTCGAAATCGGCCTCGATGCGCTGGATCAGCGCCGGCAGCGTTGGAATCTCATACGGCATTGATCAGCCCCCAGGTGTTCTCAAAGTCCAGTTCTAAGGTTTCGCCGCTCTGTTCGGTCAGCGTCACCCGCAAAGTCATTCGATCATTGCCGCGGCGCTCGGTCGTGACGCCCACCGCGGTGACAATGCCGTCATCGAGCAGCCAGGCCAGCGCCTCTTCGGCGTAGGCCTGGGCATCCAGCAGCGTCTGCGCCACCAGCGTGCGACGCGCCAACAGCCACAGGCGCGAGCCAATCTGGTCAGCGGCCACCGAAGGCACACAGTCCCCCCACCAGCCCCGGCGGTCGCTGTCGTCGACCGCGTCATCCGGCCCGGCGCGGCGCCAGGTGAACAGGCTGATGGTAACGGCGCGGCGCAACAAATCCTCTCGGCTCATGCGCCACCCCCAAGCGGCGGCCCGCTTTGGCCACTTCCGGGTTGCACGTCGCCGTGCGGGTGATTGATCTGGCTCACCCCGGCAGCGACCTGATCGCCCTGCGAGATGATCTTGCCGGTGGTGCGGATCTCCGGCGTGTCGAACTCCACCGCCGTGGCCGCCTTGACCTTGAGCGTCAGGGTCTCCATCTCGATCATCCGCCCGCGCTTGAAATGGATGAAATCACCTTCATCGGTGTACAGCGCCACCTCGCCCGGCTTCAGCCCCTGCAGGCGAAAGCGCCGGTCCGCCACCACGATCACCACGCCGTGGCTACGGTCACCACCAATGAACGCCGCCAGCGCCTCGGCGCCCTCCTGCGGGCAGGCGGTGAAGCCATAGGGCTCCAGGTGCTCCACGTTGTCTTTGACCTCGCCGGCCAACAACCGCAGCTGCAGGCTTTGCAGCTTGCTGGCCGAGTTGCCCAAGGCCACCGCCCCGCGGGCCAGCATGTTCGCGATGCCGTTTTTCATGGTTTGTAGTCCGCTGGAATGAGGTATTCAAAGTTGTCGGTCTTCTTGCCCTTCTTGACCTTGCGCTTCTCGTAAGCGTCGTTCGGCTCCGGCAGAAAGGCCTCGGGCGGGGCAACGCTGATTTTCGCCGTGGTGCCCTGCTCGCTCAGCTCGTAGCTGATTTCACTGATCAGCATGTCGCGGTCCACGCCGATCAACGGATCGATCACCCGCACCAGCATGTTGTGTCGCCACAACACGCCGTTGCTTTGCCGCCAGCCTTGCACCACGTAGTTGACGGTCAAGGCCTTGCCGACCGCGTTGGCCCGCTCCCACTCGACCCGCTCACGGGCCAGCTTGGCGGTCAACTGCCCGGACTGCTGAATGATCTTGACCCGCCGGCGCTCGACCCGCTCATCGCTGATCCGCCCTTCGACCTCGCTGGCCGCCGCGCCAAAACTGGTATCTGTCCCACTGCGCTGGCCCTTGCTGACGTACTCGGAAAACACCGCGGAAAAGTCCAGCGTGGTGTCACCCGACAACAGGTTCTTGCCCAGCTCCAGGGCATCGACCGCGCGCCCGGCACTGCCCGGCTTGGCAATCACCAGGCGGCCGCGGCCGTCGTCGGTGCTGAACAGGCGCGACAATGTCAACAGCCGGTCGATACTTTCAAACGCGGTCTCGCCTGGCTCGATGCTGTGGTCTTCCACACCCAAGGTCAGCGCCGCCTCATTGACCACCGCGATCCCATATTCGCCGGCAATCGCGGCGATGATCTGTTGCACGTTTTGCCCGCGCCACTGCCCCGGCTGATTGACCGCCGCGCAGTCCACCAGATCCGCGGTGCGCGAGCGCCCGCTGATGCTCAGGGTGACCGACTCGCTGTCGTAGCGAATCGGCGTGCTGAACACATACCCGGTCAACAGCAGCTCCTGGCCAATGCGCACCTCCACCGCTTCACCCTGGCGAATCCGCACCGGCACCTCGCCGCCGCCCGGCCAGCGCCAGGTGATGCCTAGGGTAAAGTCGCGCGCCTGGCGCTCCAGGCCGGCGCCGATGCTGACGGCTTTCCAACCGCCGTAGTCGTGCCCACCCACGCTCAGGGTGACGTCATTCAGCTGTTCCATGGTCAGGCCTTCGCTACTTGGAGATCGGTGGCCGGCACAAATCCCGGATGACGCACACGGTTACGCTCGACAATTTCCCCGCTGCGCAAGGCATCGCCATACAGCGCATGGGCCAGCACCAGGGCTGAGACGGTTTCGGCCGGGGCATAGCTGCGCAGGCCCACGCCGCTGCGCGCCACTTCCGTCAAGTGCCGATCCACGGCCAAGCGGGCCTCGCTCAACGTGCCGAAGTGTTCCGGCGGGCTCTCACCGGCCACCGACCACAACGCCTCGCTGATCGCGTCACGCACGACCAGGACATCCTCGGCGACCGGCACCGCTGTCTCGACCGCGGTACCGGCGACCACCGTCGGCCCTTGTTGCGCCAGTTGCACATCCAGCGCCGCCGGCGCGCTCACGCCCGGACGGATCGCCACCGGCACCTCGGCCATGTCCAGCAGCAGATCCAGCAGTGCCGCGTCCTGCACCAGGGCAATCACCGCGGCCTGGATCGTTGCCACCTCGACGTCCTCGGTGGCCGGCGCCGTAGCCGATAACGCCGCCACCTCCGTCGCCTTGGCGCTACTGCCCTGGAACGCACTGCTGGAACCGTAGCCGTCGAACGCGCGCGACAGGCCGCTAATCCCAGCGAGCAGGCTGTCGGCAAACGCCCCCGGCCCGTTCATCAGCGAGGCCACCAGGCCGTTGAGGTCGGTGCCCAAACTGGACGCCGGCTGCAGGAACTTCAAGGCATAGCCCAGGGCACCCGACAGCGCCAAGCGCAGCGCGGTGGCCCGCTGCCGTGCCATGTCCACCGGCGCCATCACCGCGTTGAAGCGGCCCTTGATCGAAGCCAGCAGGCTCGGAGCCTGGCCCGTCAGTTGCCGACGGGTATTCGCCGACTGCACCGGGAAGGCCAGCATGCCATCGATAAACTCCAGGCTGAAGCGCACCAGGCCCAGCTCGTTGCGCGCATGCGACACCTCACACTCGCCGGCGGTGACGGTGAGGCGGCCGAACCACGGATGCACCAGCTCGCCCGAACCGGGCTTGTCCAGCGCGGTCAGCAGGCGGTCGCGCTGCGCCAGGCAATCCTCACCGGCGACAAACCCGGTGAACTTGTAGTGCCGGGTACGCCGCCCCAGGTCTTCGACAAAGGGTTGATCGCGCTGCGGAAACTCATGCAACTGAGTCCGCCGACCGACAGGCACGCTGTCGGTGTCCACCAGGAACGGCACCCCCCGAAAGGAGGCGCCTTGCTTACGGTCGCGCCATTCACTCATTCCGGCTTACTCCCTGACAGCGAGCGGTAGCCCACTTTCGGCGTGATCGACAGCCCCGGTTGATTGGTCGTCCCCGGATCGACCCGAAAGCCCGCCGGGGCATTCTCAAAGCGCATCACCAGGCCGCCTTCCAACTGCGTGCGGTTATTTGCCAGCCCCGACTGCAGCAGCGCGCCCGGCGCCGGCAGCCCCGGCGGACGCAACAGTTGCCCCGGCGCGAGGCCGGGCTGGGTCAGGCTGCGTTCGCTCTGCTGACCCTTGGCAATGCTCACCGCATTGGCCTGCAGGAAGGCACCGGTGCCGCCACCGGCGCCAGCATTGCGTTGCCGTTGTTCGTCGGCATAGCCAGCGACTTTGGCGGTCAGGCCGACCCCACCCTCCTCCATCCCGAACATGCTCAGGATCGGCTGCAGGTACGGTTTTACGCCCTCCCACAAGCCTTTGAAAAAGGCGGTGATCGGTGACCAGTGCTTAACGATCAGGCCCAACGGCGACCAGTCAAATACGCCCCTCATGAACTCCACAAAGGGTGTGGCCATCGCCTTGATCAGTTCCCACAACGCGGTAAAGAACGGTCCGACCGTTTCCCAATTGGCCACGATTAAGCCGGCTGCCGCGGCAATGGCCACGGCTATGATGCCCACCGGTGTTGCGGTAAACGCCACCCCCAACACTCGGGTAGCCACGGTCGCGGCAAACACCGCCACCCGTAATGCGGTGAAGGCGCCGCCAGCGATGGCCAGGCCGCGGACCAACTGCGGGTTTGCCTGGATCAACTCGGCAGCGCTGCCAATCATCGGCCGTAGACTATCCACTACCGCATTGATCCCCGGCAGCAGGGCACTGCCGACGGCCCGCGCCACACTAGCTGCGGCGTTGCGTAACAGCTGTAGGTTGTTCGCCGTGGTGGCCGCGCGCGAGGCGTACTCATTCTCCATCGAGCCGCTGTACTTCTGCGCATCCGCGACCTTTTGCAGGTTGCCTTTGAGCAGGTCCAGGTTGGTCAACAGCGGCGCAATCGCGGTGATCGACTCGGTGCCAAACAGCTCCGAGAGCAACCCTGCCTGTTTGTCCTTGTCGACGCGCTTGATGCGGTCGAGGATGTCCAGCACCGCGCCCTGCGCATCGGTCTGCATGGCCTTGGCCACCTCCTTGGAATCAAGGCGCAAGGCTTTGAAGGCCAGGGCCTGGTCTTTGGTCGCCGCAGACCCTTTGGTCATGGCCAACATGAAGTTCTTGATGCCGGTGGCTGCCACGTCCTGCTCCACCCCGACACCGGCCATGGTCGCGCCGAGCGCCGCGATCTGCCCGGAGGCCAGACCAGCAATCTCGCCCAACGGACCGATCCGCGTGACAATGTCGGAAATCTGCTTGGTGTTGGCTGGGCCGGTGTTGCCCAGATAGTTGATCTTGTCGGCCAGCGTTTCCACGCCGCCCTGGGTCAGTTTGAACGAGGTGCGCCACTTCGCCATCATGTCGCCCGACTCATCGGCGGTCTGGTCGAAGGCAATGCCCATCTTTACCGCCGCCTCGGCGAAACCCAACAGTTCCTCACGGGCAATGCCCGACTGCCCGCCGGCGGCGACGATCTTGGCAATGTCATTGGCGGCCATCGGCAACCGGTCGGACATTCGCCCGATGTCGTCACCCATCTCCTTGAACTGCGCCGGGGTGTCAAAGTTGACCACCTTTTTCACATCGGCCATCTGCGACTCGAATTCAATCGCCGCCGCGGCGCCGGCAATGAAAGGGGCCGCCAAGGCCCCGCCCGTGAGCACATCGCTAAAGCCGATCTTGCCAAGCCCGGTGCGTTCCAACCCCTTGCGAAAGCCGGCGACGTTTTTGCGGATACCGGCCAAGGTCGGAGACAGCTTATCGACACCGGTGATCAGAGCCTTGAGTTGAAACTTGTCGGCCATAGCTACCCCTGCTGAACTTGATTAATGCGCTGGGCGTTTGCCAGCGATTCGGCGAACGTATCCAGTGGCAGCGCCATCATCTGTTCGGGTCCAACCTTCCAGAAAAAAGCCAGGTCATAGGCCACGGCAATCAGGCCTTCGACGTCGCCGATGCCGCCGTCATGAAAAAACCCGCCACCTCCCAGGCCAGGCTGTTCAGGTCCGACAGTTCCATCTGGTTCACCGACGACGGCGGGATCGCCGCACAGATGGCGATGTATTTGGCCGCGACGTCCAGGTCCAGCGAAACGTCCTCGTTTTTATCGATCTTGTACGGCAGCGCCTTGATCGCGCGCGCCTCGGCTACCGTCGGCCGGCGCAGGGTCAGCACCGACACCAGCTCGTCATGCGCCTGAATTGGCGCGGCCAGGGTGTGCGTCGTCACCTGACTCATTGGAAGCCTCCTTTAGTGCCGTCCCATTGAATGTCGATGGTACCGTCGTCGCCCTTGGCGGTCGGCTCGTCGACAACGTAGCCGCCCGCCAGCACGTAGACCCGGCCGTTACCAAACTCAGCTGTGACCGTCTGATCGGTGGCCGCCATGATTTGCTTGATCGGCAGGTCCGGCGAGTCGACCACGGTGGCCTTCACATACGGCACCAGGTCCTCCTCCTTGAAACAACCCGGCGCAATCGACTCGCGCTTCTTGTCACTCAGCGGCACTTCCACGCCGCCGGTGACGGTGAACTGAACCCCGTCTGCCTTGATGTAAACGGTGCCCGCAACTTTCTGGCCCATGGCCTCTCTCCTACAAAAAAGCCCGCTCGCGGCGGGCTATAAACGGTGGTGGGATCAGACCGCGTACTGCAGGCGGAACTGGTACTGCAGGGCGAAGATACGCAACTGATTGACCAGGTCCGGCGGGTACAACACGTTGAGACGGTTCGGGTTGGTGGCCGAACGCTCGACGACCAGGTTGGCCGCGAAGGCCTCGGCGTTTTCCACGATGCCCAGCTGCTCCAGCGCGCTGTAGCCGGCGATCAGTTCCGCGCGGATCACGTTCGGCGTGACGATGGCCTGGCCAGCGCCGAAGCGTGTGCCGTCATTGGCCAGCTTGTGCCGGCCGTATTTGCTGGTGACCCGCGACTTCAGATAGCCAATCACATACGCCGACTGGTGCAGCGTCTCGCTGTCCAGGTAGGAATCATCGGCCTGGCCGAAGGCGTTGAACTGGTAGCTGGTGATCGCCCGTTCAATGCGCTGCGCACCGCCGCCGAAGTAGGCCGTGGCAATGCCGCGGTTCAACAGCGACTGACGCTCGGTCAGGGTGAAACGCGCACCGGCCGGCGCCGGGGCGACGCCCGCCAGTTCGCCGGTTTGCGTCGGTCGCGCCGGATCGGCCGAGATGAACACCGCGGTGCGCGCCGCATAGGCCGCCGCCACGTTCCATACTGGCTCGGGGCAAGCCGCCTCAAAACCGTGAATGGTCGCGTGCTGATCGTTGCGCGTGGCGCTCAAGGCGACCAACTCGCCGAGGGTGCCGCGCTGGGCGGTGTAGACATGCCCATAAAGCTGCTTGGCCCAGCTCCAGCGCCCGCTGGAATCGTCCATGAAGGCCTTCCAAGCGTCCAGCGAGGTGGCATCGGCCCATGGCGCACAGATGAACTCGAACGGCTCATCACCGAGGCTGGCCAAGGCCAGCGTGACGTCAGGGGTGCCCACCCCGCCGGTCATCGGCGCGACCACCGCGGTCAGACCGGCCGGTGTGACTTCGCCGTTGTTGCGGCCCTGGCGATTGAGCTGCAGCGCCAGGTCGTTACCGCTCAGGCCCGACCATTTGCAGGTCAGCGTCACCACACCGACCGCGGCCACGGCCGTCACCGCCAGGCCGGCGGTATTCACCGCCGCCGCCAACGCTGCGGCCGCGGCCGTCGGGGTGGCTCCCTTGGTCACGGTCGCACGCACCCGGCTGCCGCCGATGTACAGGTTCAGCTCACCGCCGGCGGTAGCCGTGCCGGTGATGGTCACAGTGCCGGCGGCCTTGGTCCCGGTAGCCTTGATCGGCAGGCACCAGACCTCGCCGGCCGGATCGCTGCGGCGCCAGGTGTCGTACATCTGCGCGAGCATCGAGCCGATGCCGCCGATGCTCTTGGCCAGGCCAAGGCTCGACACCAGGGTCAGCTGGCCAATTTCCAACGCGGTGGCGTCGTCGTTGACCTGCGCCACGATCAGCCGCGGCATGCTCGAGCCGCCGCTGTTGGCCTGCGAATTGTCGACTTCGGCGTAGAACAGCGGGACGCGCAGGTCGCTGGGGATGGTGTTAAAGCTGACGGTCATACTTCAGCGCTCCCAGGGGTGGCCGGGGCCGGGGTGGTTGGGGTGGCCTTGGCCTTTTTCGGCGTGTCGCGGGTGACGTCTTGATCCTGCAGGCGACGCAGCCAATATGCGTCACGCGGGACATCTCGTCCCTCCGCGGGCAAGTCGCCGCCGGCTTCAGGGTCGGGCACCACTCGGCCCGCGGCCGGGTACACAGTCATGCGGCTCATGGAGAGTCCTCAGTGGGTTGCGGTAGTTCAACGGAGAAAGTCGCCTCGACTCGACCATCGGGGCCAGGGCGCTGCAGTTTGGGGTCAGCCGGGTCGATAAAGTCCACGTTGAAATCGACACCGGTGAAACCGGGCAGACCATCGAGCTCGAACTCTTGCCAGGTTTCGGCAGGCTCATCGTCACGATTGCGACCTAGTTGGAACTCGGAAAAGAACGTGAACTGGTAAACCACTCGGGCACGACTGATATGCAGAAGCGCGCCCTTGCCATATTCAATGGGGTCGTACTCAGCGGAAGGTATCCAGCCAACCAGGGCCCGCCAGAGCTCGGCGCGGAGATCGTGCAAAATGTCGTTGTCCGCCTGCCCCCGCTCGTCAGAGGCTTCCAGAACAATCACCACATTGAATTGATCAGTGATGTCCTGGATCACCATGTTCTGCGCTTTGCTCGAGCTCGCAGCGTCAGCAGTGGCAATGACGTAAGCAGCAGGCAGCGCCAGGTGGGCGCTTTCGACGACTGCATCCCAGTCGATGCCGCCGGAAACTCGGCCGGCAAAAGACGGGCACGTCACTCGCAAGTGAGCAACGATCGGGTTCAGTTTCATAGAAGTGTCCGGAGGGGGCAGCGATCAACGCAGGGCAGCGGCAAACGCAGCAGAAAGTATCGATTGAACTTGCGATGATGAATCCTGCAAAGCATCGGCCATGTAGTTGTCGCGAGGCTTGATTCGCCATGCCCCGGCGGCACGCTCAGCAAGCGCGGCAGCCCTTGCGCCAATGGCGCGGCGGTTCGATTTGCCCTTGCCCTTACCAGGTGCGAGCTTTCCGAGTTTTCGACCCTTCTTCACCCCATAGTGAAGGTAAGCCGGGTAAAACTCTTCCATCGCCGAGGTCTTGGTCGGGGAGATACGGACAAGGAAACCCGAGCGGGAAACCTTAAAACTTACCGATTCAACCGTGGCGCCCGTTCGATTTACCGGATAGCCGTCCTGGCCTTTGCCCAGCGCAAGATTCATCTGTGCTCGCTGGGTGATCAGCAGACCAACTTTGCGCATCCCGGCGCGAATCATTCGCTTGTCGAAGGCGTCTCGTTCAAAGCTGTCGAAACCCTCAACGTGTAGATAACCGTCAATCGAAGCGGAGTTAGACATAGATGTCGCCTCCGCTCTTGAGTTGGCCTAACTCCTCAACTTCAAGGACTGTAAATCTGTGCGCCCCATTCAAGTCGGCGATGCGTTTCACTCGGTACAATGTCTCACCGTGAACGATTTCATGAGCATCGGTGATACTAGGGTGGTAGCGCAGCGTGATGCGATGAGTGAGCTTGTTGTCTGTCTGAACTCCATGGGCGTATATCGCGGTCCCGACAGGCTCTATCTTCGCCCAGCGTTTTCTAGGCTCAGAAAACACCGGTTCCAGGCCCATATCCGAAGCTGGGACATCGGATCTGAGTCGAAGGGTGATACGCCTGTTGAGCTCGCCGGTATGCGGTTCACGAAGCTGGTTTGCGCCACGAGCCATTAGATCCCCCACCCTATCCGATACGGCGTCAGCAGTGACCGCGAACCGGCAGGCATGCTGCTGAACTCGTCCCCCACCAACTCGTCTTCGCGATTACTGTAAAGGTCTCCCAAAATCAGCAAGCACGCTGCTCGAATGGAAGGATTGATCAAGATCGGTTTCAAACCGGCAGATCCGTTGAGGACAGCGGTGTCCAATGCAGCCGCATTTGCATAGAACCGGCGATTGAGAAACTGCGCCGCGCTGTCTTCGGCCGCCGCCAGAAGCAACTCCACATGCGCTCGATCATCTTCCTCCGCCCGCAAATGCTGAATTGCTTCGTCGGTCGATATGGCGTTCATATCAGGCCTTTGGATCTGTATCAGTCGCGAGGCCAGCAGCGATCAGCGAGGTCGCGTCATGCTTCGGCGAAAGATAACCGGCACCACCCCGGCGGCGGA